TTCCAATGCTTAGGATGGTTTTGTGCTTTACCACAACCATAATCTAATATTGTTTTTATTTGTTTAGATTTAATTATTTCGTTAATGATTGGAATATATTTAACGACAGTTGTGCCTCGCCATTTTTTATTGTTTTGATGAACAAGTTTAGCTTGTTCAATGTAAGTATCGTATAGGCTCATTTTTTTCTAGGTTTGTATTTCTTAATAGCTTGTGAAATGAATATGTTTTTATATAGAGAAACCTTTTTGCCAAACTTTTTTTCAGCTTGTCTTTTAGCTGATTTATATGCTTTAGACTTTTTATTAAAAGATTTAGGTTTCCCCAATTTCTTTGGTCTAGGTTTGGCATATATAGGTTTCTTCTTCATTACTTTTTCTTTCTTTTCTTTTTAGCTGTTCTTGCTACTGATAATGCAATCGCAACAGCTTGTTTTCTTTTCTTACCAGCTTTCATTTCTCTTTTAATATTTTTAGAAATTGATTTAACTGAATATCCTTTAATTAATGGCATTATTTTTTCTTCTTTTTCTTGCTCATCATTTTAGATTTCTTTTTAGCTGGTCTTCCTCTTTTTGAACCATAAGTTCCTTTTCCCATTGGCATGATTGTCTCCTATTAGTTAGTTATTTTTCCACCTGACCACTTTGCATCAGGTAATCCATTTGTATATTTCTTGCCATCAAATGTCAAAACCTGTTTTCTGTTACTACCATCTTTGTATGAAACATGAATCCAACCACTATTTTGTTCTCCTGTATAATACTCTAAAATTAGTTGGTCAAAGTCCACATTGTTTTGAATCCATAATGCTACTTCAAGATTAGAAACTCCCATTATTTCTAGATCACAAGCCTCTCCCAAACAATGCTGTGATGTTGCTTTTGAACCTATTGCCTCTGATAATTCTGGGCTACGATAACCAGATGTGATTGTAATTGGTTTTTCAAACTTTGCTCTGACAGGCTCTAATACTTCATAACATAGATCGCCTAAGTTTTTAATCTCTCCAGCACCAGCTTTATTTTTAATACCTTTTCTTGTAGCTGTTTGTGATTTTTCAAATTCTTCTAATGTAAAATGTTTGCTGAGTTGCATAGTTTTAAATCTATGTATTTCTCTTTGGAAATTTTGTTTTTATTAATGCTATATCTTCTTTCCAACTATCTATTCCGTTGTCATAAATTTTTTCAAGTTGAGATTCCCAACTTCCATAACTTTTTTTTCTTAAATCAATTATTACTTTATCAATAATATCATTATTAATTTTTAAACCCCATTCTTGACAATAAGTAAAATCAAATCCAGTTGGAACTTCAGTTAATAATTCTAATTCAGTTTGTGTATCTTTAGCCAATAATAAAAAAGCATCACAATTAGGTTTTTGTCCAATAATTATAACATCTCTTAAAATTGGATTTTCTGGTGTTCCAAAATATGTTTCATAATTACTTTGTAATAATTTATACAGTTTCATCTTCAACTCCTTTAAGTTGTATTTTATCAGTTGGACTTGTATTTCCAACTAAAATTTTTGTATCTTTTGGAATTAAACCTGTTTCTTTTAATGCTTTAAATGTATGAGGATTGCTCATAGCATTTTTTAGTGTAGCTGGAGATGGTCTTCCATTACAAATCATTTCAGCTTGTATCTCTCTACCGATATTTACAGTAAATTCATTAGCTGCATTAGCTTCATACATATCTTCATCACTATAACCTTTTATTCTTGTAGGTTCTGCAATAACATAAAGTTCTTCTAATAACTTTTCTATTATTTTAATTTCTTTTTGATTTAATTCAAATGCTTCTTTAGCTGCTGGTTGATGACTTTCGGCTTCTAATATTTCAGCTTTAAGTTCTAATATTTCATGTTGTAGTCCACCTTTTTCTTCTAAGTGTTTTAATTTAGCAATTTTAGCTTGATGTTTTAAATTAGCTACTTCTTCAAGTGCTGCTGCTCTAACTCTACCCTCTAAAAAACCTTTTAAAGTTTTTATTTTTTCCCATGCTGTATTACCTATTACTTGGTATCTATAATTGAACTCTGTATTTAGTTTTGATGCCATATTATTATTTTCCTATTTTTATTAATAATTTTATGCACTTATTGAATATCCAGCCGCAGCTAATTCACTTCTAGCAGTTCCAACTCCTGTTGTATCAGATGCTACAACCCCAGAATTATTAACTAGATTAGTAATAGAAAGTTGTGTACTACCATCTGATGCTAAACCATAACCAAATATTGCCTTATCCCCACCATAAGAAGATGCTGCTAAAGCTCTCCTAGCTGTACCTACTCCTGTTGTATCAGAAGATACTACTCCAGTATTACTAACTAAATTTGTTACTGAAGTATATGCAGCACCTTGACCATAACCAAAGATTCCTTTATCCCCACCATAACTAGCAGCAGCCAAAACATTTCTAGCAGTTCCAACTCCTGTAACATCTGAACCAACAACACCAAGATTAGTAACTAAATTAGTTAATGAAAGATTTGAACCATTATATCCATATCCAAATATAGCTTTATCTTCTCCATAACTACAAGCAGCTAAACTATTTCTTGCAGTACCTACTCCTGTTACATCACTAGCAACCACTCCAGTATTTGAAACTAAATTTGTCATTGAAACTTGTGTGCTACCATTATAGCCATATCCAAATATGGCTTTATCATCTCCATATGTAGCTGCCGCCAAACTTCTCCTTGCAGTACCAACACCTGTTACATCAGATGCTACTACTCCAGTATTAGATACTAAATTTTTTAATGAAACTGGACTTCCAGTTCTACCATAAGCAAATATTGCTTTATCGTCTCCGTATGAAGCTGCTGCTAGTCGATCTCTTGCAGTACCCACACCTGTTGTATCAGTAGCTACAACCCCACTACTACTAACTAAATTAGTTAATGAAACAAGACTACCAGTAGTACCAAAACCAAAGATAGCTTTTTGAATAGCTGGTGCTGTACCTACAAGTTCTACAGAATCGTCTTCTATTGGAATCCAACCTTGTGTTGCACCTGAATAAACAATATTAAGTGTTTGACCTGATGTACTATATTCTACTGTGAAAGTATCAGGATTACCTTGATAATTTAAACCATTACTATCTATTATAATTTTATTACTTCCCCAATTTCTTGCGTAATCCACAAATATTATTTGATCGCCATTACTAGCTGAACTAGGCAAAGTTATTGTGCAAGTATTTGAAGTTGTATCAATCCAATAAGCATTACCAGCTACTGCTGTAAGAGTTGAACCAGTTACTATTGTTTGCCAATCTAATCCAGCATAAACATCTGTAAAAGATAAATTTCCTGAACCATCTGTTTTTAAAACTTGATCTGCTGTGCCATCTGCTGTTGGATAATTTAATCCACTAATAACTACTTTACCAGTTCCATCAGGTGTAAATGTAATATTACCATTTGATGTTGAAACTAAAGAATTACCATTAACATCTAAATTTCCACCTAATTGTGGAGTTGTGTCATTTACAATATCAAATATTACTGTGCTATCAATCCAATTAACTGTATTAGCTGAGTAATCTAATGTTGCTAAAGATATATCATCTGAACCATCATAAAATTTTAAAGTAGGTGTTGTTGCTGAAGTAGTATCTAGCCAAATTGTTCCAGCAACTGCTGAACTTGGTCTTGATGTTCCTGAATTAGAAGTATTAATAGCTTCTAATACAGAGTTTAAATCTGATCTAAAACTAGGAAATGTTTGGTTTGCTATGTCGTAATCGTGTTGTGCCATGATGCGTTTATACTCCTTTTAATAGCCTTTTGCAATATAGTCAAATGTTCTTGATACTGCTGTTCCACTTGAATTTTTAAATGTAACATCAAAAGAATCTATAGCTTTGTTTTCAACTACAAAGAAATCTCCAGTAGCCATGTCTTCGCCTGTTATACCCACAGCATAACTAGATGTTTTAAATGGATTTGTAAATGTTACAGTATATGTTCCAGCACCAGAAGTTATATCATTTCCACTAAATATTCTGTCTTCCATTTCTAATGTTACTGATAATTCACTAATTACTGGAGTTGTTAATTGATCTCTTGAAATAAAATAAGCTCTAAATTTAAAATATCTAGCTGTATAATCTCCAATAACAAAATTTTTAAAATCTGTATATGTAACTCCATCATCAGATAAAGCTATTTCTAAATGAGCATTTGAATTAGATGCGTAATCTCCGTCAAATGAACCTGTAGCAGAATCAAACAATCCTGTTTTTGAATCAAATAAATCTGTAGGGTCTTCTGCAAATTGAGTGATATTAGCTGTTACTCTTGTTGTATAAATTCCCCCAATATCTATCGGTGCTGAAAATTCATAAGTGCCGTCTAAATCAAGATCAGTAAGTCTTAACTGATTATTAGATAATGTTAAATTTGTTTTTGTACCAGAAAATGTTGGGTGTTCTGATTGACTAGAAATTGCATTAAAATTTCCAATAGAAGTAATATTAGTAGAGATTGTTGTAGCATTAATTGAAAAGTTACCTAATTTATCAATAGCTTTAATTAAATATGTTCCTGTTCTGGCTGGTACAGAAATTGAAGTTGCTGGTCGAGAAACTTTTTCAATTAAAGAAACACTATTATTCCATTCTGCACCATTTATTAATGTTGAATATCTAATTTGATAATGTGATAAATCTACATCAGGTATTTGTTCCCAGTTTAAATGAGCCTCTGAACCAATAATATTACAAGAAAAATCTGTTACATCTGCTGGTGCTTCAGTACTTCCAATTACTGTATGTTGAGCAGTTACATAAGTTGATGAAACTCCTAAAGTATTTACAGCTTTTACCCTTACATCATAAATACCTTGTTCTTTAACATTTAAAACTCTGTGATTTAAACCATTACCTTGTGCGTATATAATATAATTTGAATCTGTGCTTAATTTATATTCTACTTGGTAATAATCTACAAAGCTATCAGTACTTGCACCTATTGTAATATCTAAAGCAATAAGTGGTGTTTGATTATATTCAATTAATGTATCTCCTAATGTAACACTTGCTGGTGGCTGAATTGTAAATGGATTAGGTAAATTAGTTGTTGGAACTGCTGTTGCTTGTTGTTTTGAAGACCATGTGTAGTGTGTAGCTTGGTATTCCACTAAAGATAAACCAACAGTTAAATCTTGATTAAAAGTAATTCCAATAACTCTAAAAGGTTTAGCAGAAAACCCTAATGAACTATGTGTGATATTTACTATTTCTCCAATAGATAAATCATAACCATTAAAATCAACATTTATTCCTAAAGTTAATGCTTCTCTACTTCTTCTAAGTATTACTTCAGCCATTTCTTCAGCTTGATATTGATTTGTGATAGTTGTGAAATTAAATCTACCCTCTAATAAAAAACCACCATCAGCAGTTTTCATTGTTGCGTGTTGATCTGCACTTGGTAATCCTGAATCATCTATTGGTGGAAACTGCACTTCATCAACTTGGAAATTTCTATCAGGATTAACAAAGCCAACTATAACTCTATTGTATCTATCATTTTTTGTAGGTGTTGATAATGAATAACCACCAATGATATTATCTTCTGTTAATGT